CTCCCTAATCCCCTGCTCTACCTTACGAAACGCTGCCTCTATCTCATTAGCCTTGGCGATGGCCCACACAGTTATCTCATCCCACATCTGATTGGAGAAGTCTTTTATGGTATCCCAGGCATCGAGGAAGAAAGACACGATCTGTGGGATTACAACCGTTGCCGTGTAGTCTACTACTTCCTCCCACATGGCTACCATAGCGGTAGCGATTGCACTCCCGATTTCCGTCCCAAGGGTCACCAACATACCAATTCGTTCTGCCCAGGATGCCTGGGTGAAATCGTATATCCACTTTACTGCTTTCTCAATGGCCCCGACAAGCCCCTCTACGAAAGCCTGGAACTCCCCCTGGTGTTCCCCAAGCCATTTCGTGAGTTTCTCAATCATAGGCATGAGGACGGACTCCACCTTCGGGAGGAGTGTCTCCCCCAGGAGTATCCAGATTTTCTGGATACGTTTCTCCAGTTGAGCAAACCCCTCTGTGACCCGGTCTACTGTTTTACGGGCTGCCTTGGCGTGCTTGTCGGCCCCAGTCCCCCCTGCCTCTGTCGCTTCGGTGAGGAACTTCTTCAATTCACCCTGCCCCACCTTCTCATACTTCATGAGTTCGGTGAGGGAGATTCCGAGGGAGTCAGCAATCTGCTTGCGCTGCATTTCCCCCCAGGAAGAAGTGGCCGGGGCCAGTCTTTTCATGGACCCGAGAAGTTCATCCACGAACTTGGCCGGGTCGGTGGACAGCATGTTCCGGATCTCCCCGGTGCTTCTTCGCATGTAGATGGAGAGGTTTGAGATCGCCTTCAGGCCCTGCTCCGAGGTTCTGGACAGCATCTCCCCCAGGGCCGGGATGGTCTTTGAGAACTGGATGCCGTACTTCATCAGGGAGCCTTCCAGGGCTCCGATTTCCACCGTGTACTTGGTCAGGGCCTCCTTCTCCTTCCCCGTCATGAGGTACATGACCTCCAGGGTATCGGAGAGCCGGAGGAGCTGGTCCACCGTGGCCGGGGTCTCATCAGCAATGAACTTGAACGCACTCCCGAGGTTCCGGATGGGTTTGTCCCCCACCTTGTAGACCATCTGCATCTGCCAGTAGAACCGACCTACCTCCAGGGTGGAGGCCCCGGTTGCCCGGGAGAACAGCATGACCTCGTTCATCCAGGTTCGCATGTTCTGAGCAGCAGTCTTGGACTTCTCGGAAAGTATCCCCAATTCCAGTCCCAGTCGGGCCACCTGGAGAGCTTCTTCCCGGGTGTACCCGAGGGTTGCCCACCACTTGTCTGTGAGCCCGGCCACCACCCCCATCTGTTTCCCGGTCATGTTGAGGGCCTGGTTGAGCAGGAGGAGCCCCTTCCGGTGGTCAATGGCTGCCTTGACCATGGACACGGCCATCCCGATTGCTGCTGCTGTGACGGCTGCAATCGCTCCACCGATAGACTTCAGGACGTTCCAGACTTCCCCCAGGGCCTGCTCCACCTTCTTCAGGGCACCCGAAAGCATTCCGGTCTTCTTGGTAGACTCGGTGACTTGCTTCTCGTACCCACCCCAGGTTTCCTTGTTGGTCTTCCGGAGCTTGTCCACCCCCTGGGTGAACTTCGTCTGGAGCTTCTCCAGGGACTGCAAGGGCTTCGTGACCTTGTCATCCAGGGAAACCATCCAGACCAGGGGGAGAACTTCGCTATCCACCGGGTTTACCTCCTCCGAATGCCGACTGGAACCTCTCCATGAACTTCATGGTGACATCCTGGTTCCCCCCACCCTGCCCGGACTCCAGCTTCTCGATGGTGAGCCGGATGAGGAACCTGCGTTCCCACGGGGGCATATTCAGGATGTCTCCCCATGCAATCCCACCTCGGTCATGCAGAAGGTGGATTTCCCGAAGTAGGTACTCCGGATCCGGTATCTGCGCTTTGATCAAGTCTTCGACGAAAAAAGTCGCTGGAGATGGGGAGTGCCATCGGTCCGTTGAGATAGTTACACAGGGAGCACTCCCACTCCCCTTCCAGCTCCGGCCCCACCTTGACCTGGGATACGGCATCCCGGTAGGTCAGGGAGTCCATGCCTCGAAGCCCCTCCACGTAGGACATCCTCTGGATGAGCCCCTTCTCTTCCCCGTTGACGGTCACGATTCTCAGGGCCAGACGGTGGATGTACTCCGGGTCCCCCAGGGACTTCAGGTCTTTCACCTTTCTCTGGAGCCGTTCCCCCTGCTGGAGAATGGCCACCTCGTCCTTGCCGGTGAGGAGTCTCCAGGTCACCACGTCTCCGTTCGGGAGGTCGGTGGAGAAGGGGTACTCCTTGCCCGGGTCCATGTAGTTGACGGGGATGTCTCGCATGGAGATTTTCGTCACCGACTTCCCGTTGCAGTCTTCACACCGGAAGGGGAAGGTGTACTCCGGTCCCCAGGAGAGGATTCGGATTTCCCACATCAAGAAAAACCGGTCCTGGATAGTGAGGTTCATGGGGTCGAACTTCACTTCCTTCCCGGTCTTCTCGTCCCGGACCATGGGGAGGTCCACACAGCCCTGGATGAGCCGGTTGATCTTCTCATAGTGCCGAAGGTTCTCCGCGGAGAAGTACTTCTCCTCCAGGGTTCCCATCGGTTGGATGGAAACTTCCCCATTGGGGATTTCGGGATACAGGATTCCACAGGGGAGTTTCACGGTTGCGCCATACCCAGCCATTCTCAACCTCCTCGGGTCGGTTCATTCCGGCCCATTATTGACAGCCTTTCGGCTAGAGCTTCCACACGATCTTGTCCACCTTGAACGTGATGTCCAAGTCCACCTGGCCCTGGGAGTCCATGGTCAGGGCTCCACCGGGATCGTTCATGGGCCACATCCCCACGAGTCGGCACTCCCGCTGGAACTGCACACCGTCCGGGGCAAACAGGACGAGGGAGCAGTTCTTCTTGTAGTCCGTTGCCAGGCCCTTCGCCCCAGTGAGGGGGTTGAATACCCGACGACGCCACTCCAGGAGTCGCTGACGGACAGCCTTGTCCACGTAGTCCCGAACCTTCAGGGTGCATTCTTCCGGGGAGGTCGTGGAGGTCACATACCGGACCTCGTTTCCCCATCGGATCTCCAGGGCCTCATCCTTGTTGGCCGGGATGGACACGTTCCGGATAGCCAGGTACAGGAGGTCCCCTTCTGCGATTGCCGGGTCGTCTATGACAACCTGGAAGTTGTTCTCACGCTGAGGCTCGAATCCACCAGTCCCACTTGCAATGTGATCTGCATCTACCTTCGCCATGTTGACATCCTCCTGTGTTGACTACTCGCCAAGCGAGGTGGTGTATTCCTCGAAGTTCACACCACTCGGGGTCACGATGAACTTGAGGTAGATTTTCTCAGCGACTTCCGGGAACAGCACCCAGATGTACGCCTGGGAAGCGTTGCTCACTCCGAGGGCCGTGGACGAGTTGGTGCTGCTGTCACACCGTACCCGGTAGTTGGTGATTCCACCCTGTCCCTTGATATAGAGAAGGGGCTGTTCGGCCCGCATGGAAATCTGCTTCCACAGGGTCTCGTCGGACAGCTCGAAGGTGAGGTCCTCAATCGCGTCAGCGACGGTCCACTTGATCAGGTTGAGGGTCATCCTCCAGTTGACTCGGTTGAGCTTGGAGCTGGACCGGTACCCGGTCTTCTGGCCGAAGATGCAGATACCCTTCCCAATGCTTTTCATGAGGGGGTTGAGGATCTGCCCGGACCCGGTATCCGACATCATCAGGTCACGTTCGGCCTGGGTCGGGGAGTACCGGAGCTGGATGATCTGGGGAAGAAGTCCCCGGCTCCATCCGGCCGGTGGCTTCCAGGGGCCGGTCTTCGATGCCTTGCACATGGCATACAGGACGAACCCGGAGGCCGGTACCCACACGTTCCTCTCGTTGTACTCGTCGTACACCTGGGCCTCGGGCCAGTAGCAGGCTGCCACGTTGGTGTTGACTGCCGCGGTCCGGATGTAGGTTCCATTCGTCCAGGCCAGGGCCTCGGACACGGTATCCACTTCGGTTCCACTCGTACCCCACTTGGGGAGGTCGAACAGGGCAATGCAGTCCCCACGTCCCTCACAGAGCAACTGCATCTGCGCTTGGACTGCCTGGCCATCCTCCCCACCACATACCAGCACGTCGATGTCCACCTCCTCACGGTTCGTGAAGAAGTTCAGGGCCGTGATGATGTTGGCGTCCGAAGCTGAGGCCGACCCGTCC